GTTTTAATAATCTATAAGCATGCTTATCCTTAATGTCCGCTATAGTATTGCTAATATTGCATGTAAAACCCCATGAAGCCGGTTTGTATTCAGGCTGATCAGTACGGTTAACATTATCATTAATTCCAGGCATAAAACGCCATATTGGTATTTCTGAAGTAAAATAATGATGAATTTTCTTATAATCAATATTCGAAAGGGCATTATCCGTTATTTGCATCGATAATCCTTGGAGCTAATTGTTTCATTAATGTGCAGTGTTCTTCAACCATATTATGTCGTTTAGTATCTTTGACTGTTTTCTTGCATCCATTACAAATTTGGAACATTGGACATGTATAGCATCCGTCATGCATTGTTTGTATTTCGAGATCTTCTTGCAATGGTCTAAAAAATTCGCCATTCATTTCTCGATTAAAATCAATAGAATATTCTCTATCGTCTCCCATAGCACCGCATGAGTAATAGTCGCCGCTAGGTTGCAGTGCTCTGATTGTATCATCACAATTTCTATTTTGTGGACACATTAAAGCTTCATTGCGTAGACGTTTAATCATTTGCTTAGTATTAAATTCCCAGTCGGTTAAACCAGCTTCATAAACATCTAAATATAATTTATACATTTTAGATAATTGATATGGGCGAGATTGAATACCTGATGCCATAGCATAATTTAATTTGCATTCAACACCCATCTTTTTTGCAAGCCTTACATTATCTAAAGCTGTATCTTCGTTTGCTTCGTCAATTACTGAAATAAAATCGGGTCTATAACCGACGAGTTCTAACATTTTATCTGATACGGCCCAGAAATCTTCTTCAGTAAATACTGAATAATCACCTTTAAGTCTAGAATCACCATAATGAAAGCTTGTTGTAATTCCCATTCGTGGATGTGTAAAAATATCTATCCACTTTTCAGGATTCTTATAAAAAGGCCATAGGTTTGTAGTAAAAGAAACGGTTGTTTGATAATTGAAAATTTCAATATGATCTAACAATTTTCGATAATACTTAGGATCCATCATTAATGGATCGCCGCCATTTACAATAATTGTATTGGTGTTTGGAAATCTTTTTAGAAATTTGAAAATATAGCTTAAACCCAACTGATCTTTTATGTCATCAGCAATCGATGTACTTGAACAAAAAGTACATTTAAAATTGCAACGTTCAGTTGGTTTAATAATTAATTCCATAAAGAAAAGCCTGCGTTAATTGTATATCTATTTACATTATCATTTGTTAGTTTTGCAACAGAATGCACAAACCTTGGATTCATATTATTTAACAATATAATCTTACCATTAGCAGGATAAGCCGTGTGTTTAAGCTCAATATTTTCTTGCTGCCAATCTCTTTCGCCAAGAGATAAGTATGATTGCCATTCTTTTTTCCAGTTTTGTTCTTCAGTAAAGTAAATTAAGAATCCAATATCGTGATCTTCAACTCCATCCCAATGCCATCCTAGATCGTCTGAGCCATTCCATACATCGACGAATTTAAGTTTATAATTATATCCGCACACGTTTTGAAACCATTCATGATAATAACCTTCATTAAATAACTCTTCAATTACCATTCTATATGTTTCAGGAATAAGCTCTAAAGATTTTTGATTAATTTCTTGCTCATCTCTACGCTCATATTTTTGTCGATATAGTTGAGCTTCACCACCTTGATTAATACTCCAATCTGGAATTGCTTTATAAACCGGATGATCAATCCAATTCTCACTGAGTAGTTGTCCCCAGATCATAGCTTTTAAATGTGAAGGCATTTCCCATTCATCATATCCGTCCTTATAAAATTGATTTACATTCATATCGATGTTGCTCCTAAATATGAATCCCCAGTACTTATACTCGCAAGCTGTATCTCACTTACGCTTGCTTCTCTTATTATGCCTCTAAATGGCGCAGCTGTATGATAAACGTAAGATGGAAATATCACAGTCATTCCAGTTTCTGGCTGAATAATGTAAGGAGCAAACTCAGATCCAAACTCTTGTGGAAATCCTCTATTTGCGTTTACTCTTGGATCATGAAGAATTAATTCACCACCTTCACCAGAAATGTGATTATAATATATTGAAGTAAAATGAGAGTGACCATGATTATGCGGAGACATCCAATAGCCTGAGCCTGGAGTTGTTTTCCATTCTCGTATGTCGTATTTAAAATCGTTTAAATCAAGCTTATAATGATCTTTTAAAAAATCTTTATATCTTTCGAATGGATCTTGATATCCATTATTGAATACTTGTATTGGAGTGGACCACATCATAAACCTCACTTAACCAGCATGCTTCTTGTGTTCTAAAACTTTGCATATGGTTTGACAAAAAACATCCCATAGAACAGTATTGAAAATGTGGGCATTCAAGACAATTATATTGCTTGAACCATTCTTGTTCCATTTCGATTTTTGTTGCCGTTACATTTTTAAAATTATTCAACAGTATAGTACAGGCGCCAAATGAATTGTTTGGCATAATTGTTATTGTATCCATGCAGCTCATTTGCTTTTTTACTTTATTTGTATAATCAGCAAATGGTAAAGCTTTAGGATAATGCTCAAGCATATAAATCATAAAGTCGCGCAGTTGAATATCATTTGGAATAAACAACTTCATATTTTTCTCTGGTGTATAATAATCAAAATATATATCGAAGTTGTCGTAAAGATAATCAAAAAACTCTACGTCGCCATTCATGAACTTATTTATAGTTGGTCTAGTCATAATCACATTAGCAGACTTAATAAAGTCTTTGTAGTGCTTCACATTATCTTGAAATATTTTAAAATTCTTTTTATTAAATCTTGCTGCTGGATCAAAGCTTGTAAGTAACGTAGGATTAGATTGATAAAGAAAGTTATCTAATCTTTCTCTATTATCAAAGACCATATTACTTGTAAAACAAATTTCAAGACTAATATTTTGTTGATGCGCCCATGTATTTAATTCATGGCATAAGATTACATAATCATCAAATACTGTATCAGGCAAACCATCAGCAAATACTTCGCCTCCCATAAAGTGCACACTATAATGGTCCTTTGGAGTTTTTTGGATAATATTCTGTACAACCTGTATTTTTTCTAAAATTGTATCTATGCCTTCAAGACTATTATGATCTTGATTACAAAACGTACAGCTGAGATTGCAATATTCAAATAACGTAACAATGATCTCACCATCTTGAGATCTTTTATTTTGTTTCGTTATTATATCTACGTTTTGTGTGGGAATTATACTAGACAACATTATCAAATACCATATTACATACTAAACTATATCTCGTTTCTTTTCCGAGGTATGGAGTAACTTCATGCCAAATATAATAAGGAGCTACAACCATTAAACCAGTTTTAGGTTCTATTTCTATATATGCTTCTTTGGTAAATGATTTTTTATTTAAGAATCGTGGATCATATAATCTAAGCTTACCGCCTTCTTCAGAGTCATTTAGATAATATACACCAAAGGCATCAATCACATCATGAGTATGGCATGATTTAAAATCGCCAAACTTCATAGGATTGATAATATTCATAGAATCTATATTATAAGAAGATGATTCTTCGTACTGCTCACAAAGCGCATTAAATCCTTCAGTAAAGTAAGACTTAATTGTGAGCATATTATCTGTTTGCCACAAGTCAATATTATAATCAGCCACCGGCTCAGGAACCGTGGCTGATATTGCTTTAGTTGTATTTAAAACGTCTTGATTGAAATTATCGCTATTTACAAATTGTTTAATCCATATCGAAGACTCATAGCAATTTTGAATCATAAACTAAATAAGCCTAACTCACTATCATCGTTGTTTTTAAGTTTATAAATGTAACTTAAAAATAAAGAATTTACCTTAATTCTATCTTCAGATTCAAATACTGATGGACCTAAATGATTTCTATCATTATCTAATATTGTAGTAATATCAGCAGTTGTAAAGTTTTGTAATGCGGTATTATTATATACGAAATTCATCATATCATCTGTAAGAGCTTCTTCGATTGGAGTATTATTTGCGGTAACCGCTTGCAAAATATTTGTACGTATTGTACTAAATTGAATATTTGGGTGACGAGCAAGATAATCAGGAGATGAGAATTTATCGTCATCATCAAATAACCATCGGGTTTTATCATTAGTATCTCGAAGATCCATTAAATCTGTATTAGCATCAACTGACGACAATCCTAATACTGTTTGAGACCATCCTCTAAATAGATTACTAAATAACGATGACTTAAGAAACTGTACTTCTTCATTAATACGCTGTGACATAAGCTTATACATTTTTTCGCCAAGAGAAACATCGTATGTTTGATCGCCGTTTAATCTATTTGCAATCATCCATTCAATTCCAATTTTTTGCTTGGCATTAGTTCTAAATGTATTATAATCTGCGTCAGGTAAATCTAAAGTTGTTGCATCAAATACTTCTAAAAATTGAGTCTTTGTTCTAGGCACCCATGCATCTGCATTTGCTTGCTGTACTGCATCATATCCTTCAACTCCCCATATAAAAGAAGTTGTATTAAGTAGTTGACTATTTGTTCTAAATATGTTATAAGTTTTCCATACTACTTCCCTTGGCATATTTGGAAAGAATATTTTTAAGAATTTAGAAAAGAGTTGGTCGTAAGCAACAGTATCTACGTGTATATTAAGGCGTCCTTTATCTAATAATGCTTGAAAAAACGCTAGATCATTTGGGTAGGGAGTATCAATTTCTCGCAAAGGATCTTGTCCTTCAGGCATTGCAGGAGATGTAAAACCGGGAAATAGTTGCTCATATAACTGCACCCTGTGCATTTCATTACCCATGTTTGAATGCACCAGCTCAAGCGCATCCCAGTTTAGAATTGATAAATTAGGGCTGATAGTTAAATTATCAACGTTGTTGTCAAGTAAAAAATCGTACTTAACATAAACTCTATCAAAAAGCAGAAACATTTTCGTATCCTTTTTCTATAGCACGGGTGAAATCACCGTGTTTTATTTCTCCGGTTGATATTCCCCATGCCATAATTGCCATTGTGTTTTCCTCTGTTTGCCAATAATAAAATATATTAGCTCCTTTAAACATAGGCTCGTTAAATTGTTTTTCAAAATAATATACATCTAAGTCTTGATTTGTTAACAAAACCTGAGTATCTTCGTATTTAAATAATTGCACAAAATTCACGCCACAATAATCATAATCATCTATAGTTTCAAATTCTTCTTTTACCTTATCTTTAAAATCTTCAATCGAATATATGGCATACACTGAACAGCTTGCTAGCATAACAAGCCACTTATGAATTATTTCTTTATTTTTTTCGCAAAAAATCTCTATTTCTTTTTCGTCTAAAATATCTTGAACGTCATATCGACGCACAAAATCATATATGGCTGCGTTATGTAATATTTTAAGTACGCATACTTCAAGTTCATTGCTGTTAATTATGAGATTTGAATTCATATAATCTCTTACTAAAGACATTTTATCTTCTAAAGAAACATTATCAAAACCTGTAAGTTTGCATGGCACATCTAAATTGCTTAGATACGTAATAATCTTATCACCCTTTAAAAGACTTTTTTCATAGTCAATATTAAAAACGATACTATCATCACTAAAATACTCCTTAAGTAATTCAATAGGAATAGGAGCCACTGTATCTCTTGTATTCATTATCTTCTTCCTCTTGAGCCGTGACAGCTATAGTGACAGCTGTAATGGCAGACAGTTTGTTCTCTATATACTGCGTCATCTCGAATAGTTCTATAAGCGCCGCGAAGTCTAGCAAGATAGTGCTCCATACCAGTTTGTGCAGAATCTGAGCCGATAGTAATGAGATTTCCATTATTTGAAGGCCCTTGTGTTGGAATGGCAGGATCTGTAACATCTACTCTTTGACCAGTTTCTTGGTATGCTTTTTGTGTGTCATCAAATGTTCCCTGCTGGGTGCCTTGGGAATTAAATAATTGAACCGCGCGCATATTTCTTAGATGAGTCCACTGTGTTGTGCCAGTCACTAGCGCGTTTCGCGTGGCTGTTGCCTCAATAAGTGTTCCACTAATATTGCTGTCTGAAACGTAAGAGTCTTTTGCAGGTGGGCTAGCAATATCTCCTCCAAACCAATCGTCTGGAGCAGTACTGAAAGGCTTAGCGTCTAATCCCCACACAAGACCACCTCTTGCGTCGTCAGCGACATAATCTTCCCATCTGTCAATAACATTAGACTTTCTAACATTATTATTTAAAGATACCATTTTTAAGCTCCAATTCTAAGTATATGTACATTATTTATATCCTTCAGATGCTGCATTAAACTCTTAGGAGACGGGCATATTTCACCTTCCCACTCTAATTGATGACAATCTGATCCACATACATCAAATACCGGACAAGAAAAGCATGCAGGATTTCTATTTAATTCTTTAATTATAATATCACATCGGCCAGTAGATTTCATTACTTCTTTTGCGGGAGTATCGATATGCCCGTATGCTTTATGAGGAGCAGTATTAGGACATCCAGCTATACTACCATCTGCATTAATTGTCAATAGTTTTTGTTCGCAATCTCTACACCAAGTACCACGAGATGGATTATTATCTTCAAATTTAGCGTAAATGTTTTCCATAATTACATGAAAAATAGAATCTCTACTTTCGATTTGATTATGATATCTCATAAACCATTTATCTAATTCAATGTTAGATGGCCACATTTTTCCTTTAGCGTTACCATCCATAGTAATACGCTCAAAATCTAGTTCTTTAACACCAAGAGATTCCATATAAGAAACAATATCTCTTGGTTCCATATTAATTACATCTTTACTTAAACTCACAAAACATTTAATTGTATAGCCGCGTTCAACTAGCAGTTTTACGTTATCTTCCCATAGTTTTCTTTGCCTATCATTTGTAAAACGTATAGTAGGATCCCAAGACGTTCCAATTCTCTTATTTAAGACGTCGTCAAAAAACTCAAGTTTTTCATCTGTAAGTTTGTACACCAAATTTGTTGTCATACCATAATCGACACCTTCACCCTTTGTAAGTTCAACAAATTTGCGCATAGATTCGACGGAGGCAAGCATAGGCTCACCCCCGTGAAATTCGTAAAAAATTGTATCTCTGTCTAGCTGATTCACCCAATTGGCAGTACGAACTGGATCAAAATAAATTTTTGCTCCATTAATGCCAGAAGTAAAACAGTGAGAACAGTTTAAATTACAAGTCTCTGTCGTTTTAACGTAAACGCTCAAGTGACGCTGTGTCGCCAATCCCATGTGATGCCATTAATGCCTTTTCATAATTTAATGCTTTGTGCATTGTTCCCTTTGATATAATCAACTTATCACCCGGTTGCAATGCAATTTCTTTACCGTCTACTTCCATATTTTTAATTCCATCTTTACATTCGATAATAACATCTACATCGTCAGTATGTTCAGGAAATGTTGGACCATTTTTTGGATTATAGAAAGCATGAATTGTTCTATCATCGAACTCCCAATAGCGCTCCATTTGCTCTACTTTAATAGTGACTACACCTTGAGCTAAATGGCTAGACATCAAAGCGTTGTATTCTATAAAGTCGTTTGCTTCTATATAGTGCTGCAATTGTTGATGATCGATAATAGAGACGTCATGATTTTGATAACAAGCTTCGGATAACAAGTAAGCTTCAAATTGGTCAAATGTCATTCTAATCCTATCTTAATAATCTATATTTATAGTAACACATTCAGATGAAAATGTCAACTGTAAAAATCCTATAAATAGGTTTATATATGATGAGGTGAAATATGAAAATGGATGCTTTATGGCCGACTATGTTTGGCTCTGGTAATTTTGAAGTAGAAGGCTTAGTCGAATATATTTTTTCTAACTATGATTTAAGCTCAAGACCCGGCGTAGATGGAAACAGTATTTTTGCTGATAAACATTCCACAATGGAAAAGTTTAAAAAAGTAGTTTATAATAAATTTGATGAATATCTTATAAATACAATTGGTAAAAGAATTTCAGATTATGATAGTTATGAGATGAAAGCTTGGATTACCGGACATGGTAAGTACTATAGTATGTCAAATCATAATCATTCTGGTTCTCAATTGTCTGGAGTATTTTACATTATGGTAGAAGAAAAAGACGTAGGAGGCGAAATAGTATTTTCAGATCCTAGATCGAATTGTAATAGAGGATATGATGATTGGTTTTTTTCTTTGTTTCAAAACCATATTCATGTGCCAAAAACTGGTGACTATATGATATTTCCAAGCTTTGCATATCATTGCGTAAATCCTTATCTTTCTAGCCTTAGAATTTGTATACCGGTCGATTTATATTTGCATAGACAGTAAATATATAAATAGACTTACATGAACCTACAACTTAGTTAACTAAACGGAGAAAAAATAATGGCTCTTACATTATCATACGAAGTTACTAATCTTAGAGTAAAAGATGAAGTAAATTCAGAAGGCGTTACTTTGCCAAACGCAGTATGCCAAACTTATTGGAAAGTCACAGGAACGGACTCAGACGGAAACACAGGTGAATTTTCTGGAGCAACACCATTTTCAGCAGCTACCGTATCAGAAGGAGCATTCGTAGCTTTTGAAGATCTAGTTGAAGAAACTGTTATTGGGTGGATTCAAGCTGTAGTAGATGGTGATGCTAGTTATAAGGCTCACATCGAAGAGCAAATTCAGCGCATGATCCAGCAAGACCTTATTCAAGATCGCGCGATGCCTTGGGCACCTGATGACGTTACACCAACTCTTCCTGAAGATGCACCAGCAGCAGACGATCCAGCACCAGCTGGTGAATAATAAAGGAAACGCACCGTGACTTATACTTGGCAAATAATGAAGCTCGATTTGCAAGACGAGCTGAATCACGAGGGAACTCTCTTAGAAAACTCTATTGTGAGTATTAAGTGGAAACGCATTGTCGAAGACACGGATGGAACAATTGCTAGTTATGTAGGTAATACTAAGTTGTCGGCTGCTAACACAGCGGCCGCTGACTTTGTTGCTTTAATTGACGTAACTAATGCGATGGCTCTTGAGTGGGTGACAAACAGCGTAAGCTCAAAAGACCTCGAAAGAATTAATGAACAACTTGCAACTAAACTTGAAAGAAACAGAACTCGCACCGTGAAGCCGAGCTGGTAAGATATATAGTATTATATCACTGTTTTATATTATGGAGGTGACATGCACGATTTGCATATGGGTGGTCTTGCGACCTACGCTTTAAAAAGAGGCGGATCGCTACATCCTATTTTATTACCAAAATCTGTTTTAGGTAATGAAACAGGAATTATGAATCCATCTATCTTTATACATGATGGAAAGATTCTTATAAACGTTAGACACGTAAACTATATTCTCTATCATAGTGAAGGAAAAAAGTTCCCCCATCAGTGGGGACCGCTTGTCTATATTCATCCTGAAAACGACGTAACACTTAGAACTCACAATGTAATGTGTGAACTTGACGGGAACTTAAATCTCGTCAGTGCCGGACGTGTTAACATGAAATTAGATACTGATCCAACTTGGAATTTTATTGGATTAGAAGATGCTCGATTATTCGAGTGGGATGGTAAATTGTACCTTTGTGGAGTTCGTAGAGATTGCTATGATGATAAAGGTAAAGGAAGAATGGAGCTTTGTCATATAGAGTTTAATGAAGAAGCTCAAGAATGGCAGGAACTTTCTCGACATCCAATTCCCGCACCAGGAAATGACGGAAGCTATTGTGAAAAGAATTGGATGCCTATTTTGGATATGCCATATCATTTTGTTAAATGGTGTAACCCAACTCAAGTTGTTCAATTTGACATTGAAGAAGGCACAACAACTGAAGTCTTTGTAGATGAAGGTGAACGTAAACCTTTCGCAAAAGACTTTAGAGGCGGTTCTCAAGTTCTACGAATTAATGATAATCAGCGCATGGCTTTTATTCATGAAACAAATCTTCTTAGAGATCCATTCGGTCGTAAAGATGGTGATTATGGCCACCGTGTCATAATTTGGGATAATGATTGGAATTTAATTCATGCTTCACGCAAGTTTCATTTTCTTGGTACATATTGGGATCATGTAACAAACACAGATTATAACATTGAATTTGTGACTGGCATGACGATACTTGGAGATGATATTTTGGTTTCTTTTGGTTTTCAAGACAACGCGAGTTTTATCTTAAGAATTCCCCAAAGTGTGTTTTTGCAATTTTTAACGGATACTGAATAATGAAATTTACAAATATGAATCTTTTAAATGATGTGGTGCTTGACTACCAGAATCCATATAAAATCTATAAGTTAGCACGAGAATACGATCGCTTAGAACAGGGTGCTGGCGCTTTTAGTTGGTATCTTAGAGCTGCTGACATGGCGAATGAGGACGAATACGGTGAGCGTTGGATTCAATATAAGTCTATGATTCTCGGCGCATTCATCTATGATCGTAATGAAAATCGTAATCATAGCACAGAAGGCTTACTTAAAATTGCCATTGAAACAATGCCTGAAAGACCAGAGGCTTACTATTTCTTATCTAAATTTAAACAAGAAAGAGATGATTGGCGAGAAAGCATGATGTATGCTGCTATTGGTATTTCTCATATCGAATCATCAGTATCAGATATTCCAGCGCTTGATCCCCCAGATAATGATTTAAAGTATCCGGGCGAGAATGCTTTGCGTTTATTATATGCAAAAGCTAAGTGGAAAACTGACGGTAGAGACTCTTCAAAGAATTTAGCATTTAATTTAAAATATAAAAATAACTTATCAGCAGAATTAGATGCAGAAGCTACCGAATTATTAGATAAATGGCACGGCTATCCTAGCACATTAACTTATCATCATGTTGACTGGGATATGTATAAATTTAAATTTAATGGAATAGAATCAGTAGACCGTAACTATTCAAGACATTTTCAAGATATGTTTGTATTGTCTTGTTTAGATGGAAAGAAAAATGGTACTTTCATTGAAATAGGATCTGGTCATCCTAAGTTTTACAATAATACAAAATTGCTTGAAGAAAAGTTTAATTGGAAAGGTATATCTCTAGATAATAGCGAACGTATGTGTCATATATTTTCTAGAGAAAGAAAGACACCGGTTATTTTAGCTGATGGCGCAAATCAAGATTACACAGCGTTGTTTAAACAAAATTGCTTTGAACAACAAATTGACTTTTTAAGAATTAATGCAGAACACGCATCTTTAGATTGTTTAAAGAACATTCCATTTGATAAACACGAATTTAATGTAATACAATTTCAGCACAATGCTATTTGGTGGGGTGAAGAGTTTAGAGACGAATCAAGAAAGATACTTAAGCAAATTGGATATATATTATTAGTACCAAATGTTGCTGTTGATCCCAAGTCTCCTTATGAAGATTGGTGGGTT